GCAAAGAAAATAAAAAGCTTTATCCTAAGAACTGGCAGAAAATACGCGCTGAAATTCTAACGCGCGCTAAAGATAAATGCGAAAAATGCGGCGTTATCAATTATGTATTTTATAATATATGTTCTTGCGGTTTTCGTGAATTATGTTTACAGGATGAACCCGGAGCGGTGAAAATTGTTTTAACGATTGCACACTTAAACCATAACCCAAAAGATAACAGACGGCGCAACCTTGCGGCACTTTGCCAGCTATGCCATAATAGGTATGATGCAAAACATAAGGCGCAAAGCCGCCGTAAAGCAAAATACAAAGATCAACTGAAAATGGATTTATGAACATTACCGATAAACTTGATCTTGCCTGTGAATTGCGGCATACTTGCCGAGTGCCTTTGACGATTGCGGAATATCAAAGCGTAATTGAAACAACGCTATTTATTATCAGAGAGCATTTAAAAGCTGGACACAAAATAGAATTGCGTGGCTTTGGAAGTTTCATGAATATTGAAAAAACAGAAATTGATCAACGTCTTCCAGTTTGCACTTGCCGCAAATGGGCATACGGCGGGCGCGATCCGAGTATCCTTCATCATCCCAAATGTTTCAAATATAATTACGAATATGAAAACTTTTTGAGAACCTTTTTGAGAGTACAAACGCAGATAGATATTGATAAACGCATAACCTCAAAGATCCTAAAGGCATTAAAAAAACTTAGATTGAAGATATGGCCGAAACATTACGCGGAAAACAAATCAGAGCAAGCTTCTTAAAAGCCATTGTAGTACATAAAGGCAATATTTCAGCGGCGTGTAAGGCGGCGGGATGTAGCCGAAGCGCGTATAGAAGATATATGCAAAATGATGTAGATTTTCAAAATCAAATTGATGATTTAATTGAAGGCGGGATCGATTATGTTGAGGACAAGCTTTTAAAAGCTATTGATGACGGAAATATTACCGCAATAATTTATTATCTTAATAACAAGGGCCGGGCGCGCGGGTATGGTCACGGCTTTAACGATATGAAAATAAATATTAAAAATGAAGCTCCACAAAGCGAAAACGATAATTTGAACAAGGCCCTTGAAACCATAAAAGAAATAAGGGAATTAAAGCCACAAATGAAACTTATCAAAGCCGATGGTATTATATGAGAATATTATATTTCATTTTGCTTCTTCTTGTTTTGAGCAACGCTTTTTTCATTTATGATTATATCAACAGGCCGGAGCCAAAAACAGAAACCATAATAAAAAGGGATTCTCTTTATATCAGGGACACGGTAAACCATTTCATAACCAAAGAAATAAAATCCATTGATACGTTTTATCAGGGCGTGAAGGCCGCTCTTCTCAAACTGGATACCATAAGCCCGGAAAGCCTTATGCTTTCTGTACGGGCCTTTTGTCCTGACACTGGCAACAAAGGAATAATAGAGATCGCTTATAATTTGCCGCCCGCCCTTATTATCATGGATTCAATAACAACAATTAAAACCGTTTTGATACCCGGCGCGGAAGCGGCATTTTATAAACGCTTTGGCTTTGGGTATGTTTGCGGCTTGGCAACGGCGGCGGGCGTTTCTTATTTTGCCCTGAAGTACCGCAAATGAAAAAAATTACTTGCTCCGATTGTATCCATTATGAAGCGGCGGAAGAATTCGGGCATTGTTTAAAACTTCCATTTTGGATTTCAATAGTTGATCCAGATAGGCACTATTGCCATTTTTATAAATCACTTCACCCTGTTTTAAATTTATGGCAACGGATTATAAAGAAGCTAAAATAAAAGAGTGCTTAGACTTTTTGCGCGCTGAATATCGCGGCGATCTATATTTGACGGCCCGCGCCCTTCTCGGCTTTGATAAAATAAATGAAGATAACAGGCCGCTATGTAACTGGATACAAAGCCGCGTTGATCCAAATAATTTAAAGCGCGGTTTTTATCTTATCCAAATGCCAAGGGAAACTTATAAAACTACAATTTGCAGTATTGTTTTTTCGATCTGGCTTCTTATGAATAATCCAAATTTATCAATCATGATCGGATCGGCTGTACAGAAAAATTGCATACGCTGGCTTTCAGTTATAAAAAGAAAAATTACGGGCCAGTTTTTCCGGCGGCTTTTTGGGGATTGGGAAAGCCGGGACGATTGGCGCGATCAAGATATTATAATTTCAAAGCGCGATGTTGTTAAAACTGAAAGCTCTATTGATTGCGTTTCTGTTGGTATGAGTATTACAAGCAAACATCCTGATATAATTATTCTTGACGATATAGTAACGGCTGAAGATAGGGATAGCCCGGCCAAGCGGGAAGCAACAATAAAATTTCTTGATGAAATTCTTGATTTGCTTAATAAAGAAAACGGCGTTTTGTTTGTTATCGGCACGCCTTGGCATATTGACGATTTATTTTCATACATAACGCGTGTTTTAAATCCAATACTCAAGGCAGAAAATCTTCAACAGTTTGAAATATTCAAAAGCCCGGCTATTTCAAAATCAGGATATTTGAACTTTCCTAACATCTTGAGCAATTCAAAATTAAAACAGATCCGTTTTATGAAAACTGATATTTCTGTTTACTCAGCAAATTACTTGCTTGAGCCCATGAACCCAAGTACAAGAATTTTTAAGCGAGATGATTTTGGATTTTTTGAATACAGCGAAGATGCGATTAGGAATAGTATAAAACATATCGTTATATTTTGCGATCCTTCTTTGGGCGAATCGACAAGCGGCGATCCTAGCGCAATAATTGTACTGGGAAAAAGTGAATCCGGAAAGCTTGCGGCACTGGAAGCGGATATAATGATCCGCAAGCCTTCAAAAATCATAACGGATTTTATATTTTTATTTTCAATATACAAAAATTATGAAAAACCTATATTTTGTTACATGGAGCAAAACGGCTTTCAAGTTCTTTTAAAAGATGATCTGTCAAAAAAAGCTCTTGAAAAGGATATGAGAATTCCGATTAAAGGAATAAAAAACAGTGAAAATAAAACAAGTAGGATAGCAAGCTTGGAAAGATTAACAACCTCAAAACTTTTATTATTCCGGGAGGACTGGGAAACAGCCCCTCGCAATTATAAACAATTAATTTATCAACTGGAAAGTTTCCCACAAGGACATGATGACGGGCCGGACGCGCTGGAAGGCGCAATAAAACAGATCGAGCGCGGCGGGGCTTCCGTAAGATTTATATAAAATAAAACGAAGGGATAAAAATGAATCTTTTTAATGTATTTAAAAGGCACGATAGGGAAGCAAAGATAAACAAAGCACAAAGATCGAGCCGGGCCGTTGGCATTGCAGGGGAACGCTTTGGGCTTTATGAGGACGCGGAAGCGGCTGTAAATGATCGTGATTTCATGTTGGCCTATAACGCCCATGAAATAGTTTACGCCGGAGTTAATGCAATATGCCGCAATGCCGCGAAAGTTCCGTTTAAAATATACAAGGCTGATGAAGAAGGCGGGGCCCCGGAAGAAATTAAAAACGGGCCTAATTATAATCTATTAACGCGCCCGAATGAATTCACAACATTTTACGATTTTATATTTTCAATCGCGGCTTATCTTGTTTTAACGGGTGATGTTTATCTTGAGATAGTAAGGGGCCAAGATAAAAAGATTACCGCTCTTTACGTCTTGGATCCTTCACAAATGGAAATAATAAAAGATCCCGTGATAAAGATAGCTGGGTATAGATACACGGTAAATGGCAAAACCATTGTAATGAATCCCGAAGATATTATTCATATCAAAGCTTTTAACCCGCTTTCAGAATTTTACGGTACAAGTAAGATTCGGCCTATGATTAACACGCTTTTACTTGATGTTTACTCAGGCCGTTTTCAGAAAGATTTTTTTAAAAACGGCGGCCATCCTTCTGGGATTGTTCAGGTTGAAGATTCTCAATCACAAGATGAATTTGATAGATTCAAGGCGCAATTAAATAATCAATATACAGGCCCCGGAAAACATCATAAATGGCTTATCCTTGAAAAAGTAAAAGCCGTTATCAAATGGGCCGTTAATCCAAATGAGGCAAATCTTGATCCAACAGATGAAAGAAATTTAAGAAAGATACTCGCGGTGCTGGGCGTGCCCCGGCTTTTAATTCAGGACTCTAAAGATGTTTCATATGCAAACGCAAAAGAGCAATTAAAAGTATTCTGGAATGAAACGATTGAACCAATTTTGACACAAATAGAAATTGCCTTCAATGCTTATATATTATTGGATACTGGATTGATAGGATCCTTTGATTATTCAGGCGTGGAAAGTTTACGCGATGACCAGCTTAATAAAGCAAATACAACAGCGGCTTTATTAACGCAAAAAGCATATACTATAAATGAGGTACGCGAAGATTTTTATAATAAGCCACCGATTGCGGGCGGGGATGTTTTGCGTTTTTCGATGACAGAGATCCCGGAAGGGGAAGCTATACCAGCGCAAACACCCGGAGCCGATCCCTTCAAAACGAAAAAAGCTTCCAATTTTAAATTAAAAGATTTGCGGCTTTATAATTCAATGCGCGATCATTTTGAAAATCTTTTTCAGGATGAAATAAAACGATATATAAAAGGGCAAGGCAAACGGATAAACGAAATTTTTAATAATATGCAAAGCAAACGGGATATCAAAAAGGATTTGCTGGGATCTGTTTTAAACGATCTTTCCGCAAAGCAAAAGGAATTTATCGACAAGATGATCGCCTTAAACTTAAACGCGGCTGGGGCTTTTGCCGATCAAGCCTTCAAAATTGCCGCCGGGGACTCTCCGACAGAAAGCTTGATAAAAGAAAAGCAAAAGGAATTGATCGCCAATTATGTTAAAAAGTTTGCCGATGAAATAGATAAAACAACGCTTGAGAGATTACGCGCAAAAATTGAAAATGGACTTGCCGAAGGCAAAACGATTTATGATATCCAGCAAGATGTAAAAGAAACTTTTGATAATACAATCAGGGAAACCGAAAGCCGTAGCGTTTTAATAGCTCGTACCGAAACGGCAAAGATAGCAAATTATTCCGCCGCCGTTGCCTATGAAGAAGCGGGCGTAAAGACAAAGATCTGGATTTCCGCCGGGCCGCCTGATGATCGCCCTTGGCACACAGCCGCAAACGGGCAGGAAGTACCAATAAACGAAGCCTTTGTATTATCAAACGGCGCACGGCTTATGTTTCCGGGCGATCCTTCCGCTGGGCCGGGAGAAATATGTAATTGCAGATGTGCCCTTGCTCCGGGCCGGGTATAATTAAAAACTTGGCAAAGTTGAAAAAGTTGGAAAAAATAAAAAACTTGCGCTTTTTTAAATAACTGTTATATATTTAAAATAAGCTTATGCCGTATCCAAACGAACACGCCGCAAGAATAACAAAGCCAGAAGGCTATGATCGCTTTACGCGATCCGATAAAACTAACACGCCTAAAAGCTCCCCGATCTGGCCCATAGTAAAC